CGCCGAGCGAGAAGCCCGTGACGTAGCCGGTGAAGCTCTGCACCAGGCCGCTCTGCATCGTTACGACGAACGCTGCAGCGGTGCGGCCCTCCCACGCGGCCCACAGGTCCTGCTGGCCGGCGTCGGCGGTGACAACGTTCATCGGGAACGTAATGTCGCCGAGGCGCTTGATGGTGGGAATGCGCTCCTCCACACCATCGGGCGAGCCGTGGTGCGTGACCTCATCGAGGTCGGTGGAGAGCGCCAGCCCGGAGATGTCACCGACTTCGGCGATGTTCACCGCGTCGATGGTAATGGTCGCGCCATAGCTGGCAACGGCCTGGGTGGCTGCCATTGTGTCCTCCTGCTGCGCCTGCCGCTAGCCGGCCGGCGTGCTGTAGTGGATGTCTGCTTGCCGCAGCCGGCGGTACAGGCCGGTGTCGGCCTCGTAGTCGTCCAGCACGGTGCTCAGGAACGTTGAGCCGATACGGTGGTCGCCCCACGTCCCACGGTAGCCATCGAGTGCAGTCTGTAGCTCGGCGGCAACAGCTATCGCCTCGTCGGACGTACCAGCCCAGCAGTCGAACTGGTAGCTGACCTCGTAGTCGCTAGCTCCGTTGTGAGAGTAATGGGTCGTCGGCCCCGCGACAAGCTGGTAGGTGATGGCCGGCAGCTGGTCGCGCTGCAGGCGCTTGCCGAACGGCCGGATGCGGGTGCCAACGAGTGCGGCCACGCCTGCCTGCGCCAGCAGGTACGTGCGCATGTCGGCCTCTAGGCTCATGGCTTCCTCCGTGGCCGGCGGCCCTTGACGCGCGCCTTGAGCGGCACGGCGCCGGCCTCCAGTGCAGCCGGCCTGGCTTGCTTGAGCGCTGGCCGTGCGCTTGGCTGTGCCGGCGTGTCGCTGTCGCCAAACTCCAGCACCTTGGAGTAGACGAATGGTTGCTTGTCGCGCGGCAGGCCGGCATCCCAGCCGGTGCCGACGCCGGCCTTGCGCACCGACTTGAGCCAGGTGATGGTCAGCGCGTCACGGTAGTGGCCGTCGCGCACTGGCACCAGGGAGCGCCACGCACCGCGGATAGGTTCGGCTGCGGCCATGGCTGCCGGGTCCTCGGCTTCGGCCAGGTCGCGTGCCAGGCGGTCGCACTCCTGCCTGAGCAGGTCTTGGCCTAGCACCTGCACGCTCATGGCGTCACCTTCACTACGTGCAGCACCGTGGTCGGCGTGCCGAACGGCGGCGGCACCAGCACCTCGCGGATGTCGAAGTAGTCGCCGTCGATGGCCAGGCGCTGGTGCGGCTCAACGCCGACCACGCCGGCCAGGTGCACCTCGTAGGCCTGTTCCTCTGGTGTGGCCCAGGTCTGCAGCTTCTCGTCGTGCGCCAGCGGCGACACGCGAGCCTCGACATCGGCCAGGGCGTCGGCCCAGCCAGGCACCTCCGCGCCGGTGTCGGTGTAGGTGGCGGCCTTGGATTGGATGGTTACGCGCTGCCAGTAGTGAGCCATGACACCAGCAGTCTACTCGCTTCGGCTGCGCCGTCGAGCCTTGGGAACACCTCGGCCATCACCTGCTGCCGGCGCGCTAGCTCGGCCGGCGTTTCGCCCTCGTACAGCAGCCGCCTGGCCGTGGCCAGCAGCGTTTCACAATCCTCTACTTGAGGGCCAGGGATGTGCGACCAGAAGCGCAAGCCGTGCTCGACCTCCTTGCGGTAGTGCGGCTGGTTGAGCGCGATGACCGGCCTGGTGCGGCCTAGCTCGTACAGCGTGCTGCTGTTGTCCACCGCGTACACCGTGGCGCGCCTGGCCACCACGGCCAGGTTGGGCACCCACTCGATGCCGGCGCGGCGGTAGCGCACCTTGAGCGCGCCGAGCATGCGCGGGTGGCCGTGGCCGATGACCGGCAGCTGCTCGCCCAGCTGCTGCAGGCAGCGGTGGTAGTGCGTGAAGGCGTTCTGCATCTCGGGCATGCCGCCGTTCCAGTGGAAGCTGATGGCCAGGCACGGCGTGTCGGGGTGTGCAGGCGCCGCTAGCGCCCGCGTGGCGCCGATGACGTGCACCGGGACGTTCGGGTACGTCTTGCGCCACTGCGCGGCTGCTAGCTCGTTGGGCGCCATGATGAGGCCGCAGTGCTCGCGGCCAGGGCCGCCGGCGTAGCTCGGGTGCCGGTCGGTGCGCTTGTCGCCGTGGTAGCTCTGGCCTACGCCGTGCTCCATGTACGCCACCAGGCGGCGCTGTGCGCGCCGTAGCACGTTGAGGTCGCTGATAGAGGCCACCAGCGTGGCTCGGTTGCTTGCGGGCCGTAGCGGGCTGCTGTGGCCCGCCATGCGCTTGGTGTAGCCCTCTAGGGCCGGCTTGGTGTACAGCACGCACCCACGGTGGCGCTTGGGCAGCTGCTGCCACACCGGCAGCAGGTGGTCGAGAAACTGCGGCTCGCCGGCGGCGATGTCGATACGCCCGTCGCCTATCACAGCTGCCTCATGGCTATCAGCAGCTGCTCGGCCTTGCTCCGCACCTGCTCCTGGTCGGCCAGGCGCCACTGGCCGTGCCGTATGCGCTCGCCGTAGCTGCTGGCGTAGTCGCGGAACTTGTGCCCGTCGCCGATGACGGCCGGCGATGGCTGCCACCGGCTCTCGATGCCAAGCGCATCGGCCAGGATGAGCGCGTGCAAGCTGCTGGTCACAACGCGGTCGCAGGCGGCCACCTCGGCCACCACGCGCTCCACCGGCCACTGCACGTCCACGTACCTGCCTCGCTCGCGCTTGGCTAGCTCGCGGTCGGCATAGTGCGGCACCACCGCTGTGCGGCGCCGCCGGCGCGGCAGGTACTCCACCAGCTGCGGCGCCAGTAGGCCGGGGTCTGCTAGCAGCAGCCCTGTGCCCCCTGGCTGCCCCAGGCCGCCCTGCTGTGCCGAGAGTGCGCCACGTACCGCCACCACGTTCGCCGTGGCCAGGTTGGCGCGCTGCTGCGCCCGCATGAAGCCGGTGCCGAACACGATGCCATCGAACCCGCGAGGGATGCGGTGCGCGATGCTTCCTACACCGAACAGCTGCGCTTGGGCCGCCGGCACCAGGCGCAGCTGTATGCCGGCCAGCTTGGCGAACAGCACCGGCGTCAGCTGGTCACCGAAGTTCCGCACGCGGCGGTGGGTGTACCAGTGCGCGCGGTAGTGGCTCACCGCACGCCGTGGTGCAGCTGGTAGTGCGGCCCGACCCCCTTGTCGTGCAGCGGGAACGGCTCGGTGAGCCAGGTGCGGCCAGGCAGCAGCCGCTGGTAGTCCCAGCTGTAGGTCCACGGTGAGTGCCGAATGTCGTCCACCTTGCGCTCATCGCCAAGCCACGGCTCCACCAGCACCAGGTGCTCGGCCACGCGGTCAAGCTCCTCCAGCGCCAGCTGCGGCTCTGGCAGGTGGTCGATGACCGACACGGTGTAGGCCACGTCCACCTGGCCGAGCAGCGCCAGGGTGTGCTCGTCGCCTAGCCATACGTGCAGGCCGTCGCGGCGCGCCTGCTGCACGGCCGGCAGCGTGATGTCGATGCCGTAGACATCGGCGTTGGGCATCGCGGCCTGCACCGCGCGCATGTGCCGGCCAACGTTGCAGCCGAACTCCAGCACGGTGTTGGGCTGTAGCTCGGCGATGTACGCGGCCAGGCGCGCCGACCATGGCCGCTCGCGGCTGAACGCGCCAAGCTTGCGGCCGCTCCAGTAGGCGGCGGCCTTCTCCTGCTCACTCATTCGGGTACTCCCAGCTGCTGACCTTGGTGCTGCCCCACAGGTGCTCGGCGTAGGTGGCACCACGGCCAGCCGGCGCCTCGTCGCCCTCCTTGGAGTGCGGGTAGAAGGTGTGCGGCGGCATGATGCGCACCGCTTCGTCCAGCGGCTGCCGGCCGAAGTGCTGCTCCACCGCCTCGGTGAAACCGTAGACGCCGCTGGTGCGGAACGGTGGCACCAGGCGGTCCAGCTTCGATACGTGCGTGATGGCGTTGACGAGCACAGGATGGCCGCTGATGGCGCCGATGTACGCGTTGCCTATCAAGCCCGGTCGCGCCGGCCTCGGCTGCACGTAGCCGGCGAAGAACTCCACCTGTGGCTTCATGAACGGCCCACGGTCCAGTGGCCGCAGCGGCCTGGTGTCCATGTCCACGTAGACGCCGCCGAACATGTTGACCACCTCGTACCTGGCCACGTTGGCGGCGCCGTGCCACAGGCCGGCTGCCAGGTACTGGTCGAAGGCCTGCCGGTTGAGCAGCAGCCCCTCAAGCTCGTGCTCGGTCCACAGCGAGTGCTCCCAGCCAGGGTGCATGTCCTGCCAGGTGCGCACCAGGCTCATCGGCACCGGCTTGGGGCCGAGCCAGATGTGGTGCAGGTGGTGCGGAATCATCGGTCCTCCAACAGCTTGCGCAGCGCGGCAGGGTCGCCGTCTGCCTTGCGGTATGCCTCGCGCAGCGGGCCGCCGCGCGCAGCGATGTACTGGCCCTTGGTGGCGTCACGTGGGTGCCACAGGTGCAGCAGCGTGCCGTCCAGCCGGTCGAGCCGCGCCAGCGTGCTGCAGGCGATACGGAACGCCACGTCCTCGCCGCCCCAGCCACGCCAGCGCTCATCGAAGCCGCCGGTCGCCTCCCAGGCGGCGCGCGATACGACCACGATGCCCAGCGGCGTATCGGCCTTCTCGTACTTGGTGTGGCCCTCGTAGGCCTTGCCTGCTAGCAGCAGCTGCGTGCCACGGCTGGTGAGCGCGATGTACCGCCGATGCGGCAGGACGGCACCTGATGTGGCGTGAGCGAGCTCGACGGCATCGGCCACTGTCTCGGTGCCCTCCAGCAGTATCGTGTCGGAGTCAGCGAACACCGCCACGTCCCAGCTGCCGGCCGCCGCCGCGTTGCGCGCAGCTGCACGGTTGAATGGGCCGGGAGTGTCGCCGGTGTGCACCTGCCAGCCGGCCGCCTGCCACCAGCTGCGCACGTACTGCCAGCTGCGGTCGCGCCAGCCGCCGCCATCGCCACGGTATGGAACGCAGACCCGCGTGGTCACGAGCCGTCAGCGGTGACCTGCACCGAAGCGATGCTGTTGCCGCCGGCCGGGATGGCCGACTTGAGCCTGGTGGTGGTGAGCGCGTCCTGCCGCAGTAGGCTGCGCCAAGCCTCCCAGCGCATGCGCCTGCGCATGTCGTGGTCTACGGTGGCGCTGTAGCCCTGCCAGGCCTCGCTGGCGTAGGTGGACTCGGTTACGGCCAGGCGCACCAGCGTGATGATGGCCTCGCGCACCTCGGCATCGTCGTCGGGTTCGTAGGCCACGTCCACGGTGCCCTGCCAGCTGCTGGTGCGCACCAGGTCGCTCCAGCCGCGTAGCTCTAGGTCGTCCACGGTGCCGCCTTCGTCCACGGCCGCGATGGCGGCCAGCGTGGTAGGGCGCTGCAGCTGCAGCACCTCGTCGCCGTCCTCGGTCACGAACGTTTCGGTGCGGCTGCCTGAGAGCGGGCCTATGCGCCTGGCCAGCCAGGCCTCCTGGCGCTCGATGGCGTCGGTGAGGTCGTCGTCGCCGAGGCTAGTGGTGATGCGCGCTCGCGCCTCTGCCAGTGTGAGCACTGCGACCTCCTAGTAGGTGGTGTGCAGCCGGCCTGGTGAGGGTGACCAGGCCGGCTGCTGGTGGCAGCTTAGCTGCCAGCCTCCGTCAGCACAGCGAACGGGAAGCCGCTGCCGGCTGCACCACCGTCGCCGACGATGGCGTTGGCCGGGTTGGCCACGGCGTAGCCGACGCGCATGGTGGCGCGCAGCGCGACCGCGTCCTGCTGCATGAGGTTCAGCTGGATGTCGCCAGCCGCGTCCTGGATGACGCCCTCGGTGAACAGCTTGTAGCGGATGTCCTGCCGCACGCCGATGATGGCGTTGCGCCGGGAGCCGACCACGAGCGCGTAGGTGTTATCCCACGAGCCGTTGTTCACGTACAGCAGGTCCTCGCCGTAGATGCTGGCAGGGGAGCCCTGCGCCAGCGCGTTGGCGAGGATGGGCTGGCCGTTGTCGTCGCGCAGGTTGCGGATGCGCGAACGGATGGAGCGGCGCGCCCACTGCACGTCCACGTCGAAGCCGTCCTCCTCCACCAGCGCCCAGGTGTTGCTGATGTCGACCGACAGGTCGTCAGCGGCCACCGTGCCGATGGTGTACTCGTTGCCGGCAGCCACAGCCGCCTCAACGATGGAGTTGGGCCACGCCGTAGGCGCAGAGGTGCCGAACAGCGCGGCAGCGTCCAGCTTGGTGCCGAACGCCTCGGCAATGCGCGGGCGGATTTCGCCCCACATGTCGATGGTGCTGTCCTCCAGCACGGCCTCGGGGATGGGGACGATGACGGCCAGTTCCCTGGCGTACAGCGTCACGTTCTCCCAGTTAGCCTCGCTGGTCTGCTTGAGGCCGGTGTCGGTTTCGCCGACCCAGTAGGCGCTGGGCAGCACCGAGAGCACCGGCATGATGTCCGTGCCGCGCGACATCGGGACCGTGCGGAACGACCGCATGGCCACGCTGAACTCGGGCATGGACTTGATAATCTCCCGCGAATACTCGGGCGGGATGAGGCCGGCCGCGTCGGTGCGGCTGACCAAGCTGTCGTAGGTGGCCACGGTCTGGTCCTCGCTACAGCCGGCCTCGGTGCGCTATGCGCGACCAGCGGCTCGGCGGATGATGGTGTTCATGTCGTTGCCGTCACCGCCTGGCGTGCCACCGGCCTGGCCGCCGCCGAAGTCGTTGGCGGTGAGCAGGTACGGCTCTGCCTTGGCGATGTCGGTGAGCAGCTTCTCCACGTTGGCCGGCGCGCCGTCCTCGCCGTACTCGACCGCCTTAGCGTCGAGCAGGCGGAACGCCATATCCGGGTTCCGGTAGCCCAGGCGCGTTGCCGTCGAGATGGTTGCCAGCCGCAGTGACTGCTCCTGCCGCTGTGCCTTCTCGGCCGCTAGCTCCTGCTGCAGTGCGGCCAGCTGCTCGCTGAGCGGCTTGGCTTCCTGCTGCTCCTGCTGCAGCGCCTTGAGTGCTCGTTCGGCATCGCGCCGTGCTTCGCGCTCTCGCTCTAGCGCGGCCTTGCCGGCCTCGCCAAGCGCTGGCTCCTGCTGCTGGTCCTGCTGCTCTTGCGCCTGCTCGGCCGTCGCGGCCTGGCCGGTGCCGGTGTCCTCGGACGTCGCATCCGCTGCTGGCGTCGCGCCAGCTGCACCCTGGTTCTCGTCAGTCATCCTGACGTGCCCTCCTGTGGCTGTCAATCCGCGTCGGCATCTGCCGGCGGTGTTGCGCCCGTAATGGTATCGCCTGCAGCTGCGCCTGGCTCACTGCCAGGTGCAGCCGGCGGTGGCTCGTCGTCGGTTGGTTCGTACCCGATGGCCTGCCTGGCCTCGTTGCGGTCAGTGATGCCCGACTGGTAGGCCTTCACCGTGGCGTCCATGTGGGCGCCTTCGTTGCGCGTCTCGGGGTCGCGCCACAGCGTGGCGGCGCCGTCCACCTTGGCGGCAGCAGCATCGCCATCGGCCACCAGTGCCAGGCGCAGCACCTCCTCCCACGACTCACCGAAGTGGGTCATCTGCGTGCGCACCTTGGCAATCAGGCCGGCTTCGCTCGACTTGAGGCTTTCACCGCTAGGTGGCACCGCCTCTGGCTGGCCGAGCAGGTAGTGGTACGGCAGCCGGCTGATGCTGCTGATGGCGCCGACCTCCGACTCAATCATGCGCTGGTACGGCTGCAGGTCGGTGGCGCTGAACTCGCCAAACTTCGGCTCTGGCTGACCAGGCGGGTCGTCGGGGTCAGGCGGCGGGATAATCCACAGCCGGTCCACCGCTGCCTTGAACGGCTCCATCGGCCGGCCGGTCTTGGGGTCCACCGGCACCTCCAGGCCGACCGCGTAGCGCTGGCGGAACGCGGCGTACTCGGCCGCCACCAGGGCGTCGGCTCGGTACTTGTTCACCGCGTCCTGGTTGCTCATCACCTGGTCAATCTCGCTCTGCGCCTTGCCGTGCAGGCGCGGCCGGTTGGCCAGCGGCACCAGCGGCACGGCGTTGAGCGGGTTGCGCAGCGGCCACTGCTCGCCAGGCGCCGGCGCCGGGTCCAGCTGCAGCTGCACCGCGCCATCCGGCGGCGCGTTGGTGGTGCGTAGCTTCCAGACGTACTCGGGCATGAACAGCGTGAGCAGCAGCGCGCCGGTGTACTCGTCGGTGGTGGCCTTGAGGCCGGCCACGCGGCGGCCGTAGCTGTCGCTCTCGGTGATGCACTGCATCGCGTCCTCTACGGTGATGTGCACCGTATCCAGCACGTTGCCTGGTGGCGACACCAGCGCGTAGCTGAACGACTTGATAAGCGCTTCTGTGTGCGCGATGTGGCTGGCCGAGTCGAGCTTGCTTGCTTGCCACAGCCGCCACGCGCGCTCGCTGCGCCTGGTGCCACCGAAGTCGAAGCCGCTGACCTCCATGCGCTCGCGCGTGCCGTCCACCACCAGCGCCATGAAGTTACTGCTGAACGCGGAGAACCGGCCGCCGAACGCCTCGCGGAACCGCTCGCTGGCGAACATCAGCGGCTGGTCGCCCTCGTAGTAGGCGTCCCACTCCTTCATCGTGGCCTTGCGCTGCTGCAGCTTGCCGAACAGGTACTGCACCCACCAGGCCGGCGAGAACACCGGCCGGCTTCGCATATAGCTCTCCGAGAACGTCGCAGATGGCGCCTTGCGGCTGGTGCTGCCAGGTGCCGGCGGCAGGTTGGCGTCCAGCGGCCCTACCTGCACCGTGTCGGTGAGCCGGCCACTGGTGACATCTTCCATCGTCATGCTAGAACCCCACAGGTGTTCGCGGCTTGCGCTCGCGCGGCTTCGGCGCCTCTTGCATCGCCATGGCTACGGCCATGACCATGGCCACGGCGGCGGCGTTGGGGCGGGTCTTCGACTTGAGAACCTTCATGCCTCGCTCTGTCAGCTTCGCCTCGGTGTCCACTACGTGCTGTGCCAGCACCTGGTCGCCGTCATGGTACAGCCGGCCGGTGGTGGCTAGCTCGTAGGCCATTGTGCTGGCTGGCCCCATCGTAGCGGCTGCGTTGGGGAAGTCCACCACGTTGACGCGCTGCGCCGCCAACATCTCAGCGCTCTCGGTGAACTGCCACGGGTCGTAGGCCACGGCCGGACCCGCCACAGGCCGGCGCGTCTTGGGGTCGAGCACCTGTGGCGCGGGGTGGCGCTTGGCCAGCTGCTGCACCGTTGCGCGCATGGCCGCCGAGTCAACGCGGCCAGTCACCGGCGAGGCGTCGAACACCTTGGCGCGCACCACCACCTCGTCGCCTTGCTTCTGCGCTGCCACCACGGCGCCATCGGCGCTCTCGGCTCCCTTGACCACGCCGATGCCCACCGGCAGCTTGGTGTCCAGCCCCTCCCATGGAGCAGCTACGTCGTGCGTGCCGCGCTGCAGCTGCGGCCAGGTGCCAGCCGGCAGCCAGGCCTCGGTGCTGCCGGCGCGCTGGTTGAGGTGGAAGATGCGCCACTCCAGCAGGTGGCCACGGCCGGCGAGCTTGAGGTATTCGCGCCGCAGGTAGTCCTCGGTCATCCAGCTGGCCGGGTTGACGGCGTTCCACCAGGCAGGGTCGTGCGGGTCGGCGTCCTCCGGTGCGCCGTACCAGTAGATGAGTACGCCAGCATCGCGGTCGCGGTAGATGCGCAGGCCTTGCGCTGCCTGCTCCACCTGGCCGGCGCCCTCGTCTATCTGGCCGAGCAGGTCGGTGAGTAGGTTGTCGTCGTCCTCGCCTTGCGTGGTAATCCACAGCGTGAACGGCTGCTCGCGCGCGCCGGTGCCGGTGGTGAGCGCCGTCCACAGCGTGGAGTCCTTGTGCGCGTGCACCTCGTCAATCAGGTTGCACGACGGGTTGAGGCCGTGCTGCAGGCCGCCGTCGCTGGAGAGCGCGCGCATGATGCCGTCGTTGGTGTAGCACTCGATGGTGTAGGTCTTGACGCGCAGGTACGGCGCCAGGCCGACGCTGCGCCTGGCCATGCTCAGACTCTGCTTCATCACGATGCCGGCCTGCTGCTGCGCGCCGGCGCCGACGTAGACCTCTGGCTCGGCCTCGCCATCAGCGGTGAGGAAGTACAGGCCGGCGCCGCTGGCCATCGTGCTCTTGGAGTTCTTGCGCGGCAGGCCTAGCCCGACCTCGGTGTACACCCGCTTGCCGGTGGCCGGGTCCACCTCCAGCGCCTCACGCCAGAAGTCCAGCTGCCACGGCTCGTACACCAGCGGCTGACCGGCCCAGCGGCCCTTGGTGTGGCGCAGGTACTTGGCGCAGAAGTGGGCGAAGTAGTCGCCGCCGCCAGGGTCAACGGCGCGCCGGCCGTTGCTACCCAACCGAGCGCAGGCGCGGCGGCAGGCCTAGCTCGGCAGCGATGCCGGCCGGTGTGGCGCCGCCCTCCAGCTGCAGCGAGGCACGCGCCGCCGGCGTCAGGCCTAGCTCGCGCGCCCACATGCGCATCTGGTCGGCGTTGTCGCGCACCACCTGGTGGAGCGGGTTCTTGGCAACGCGGCCACCTTGGCGCACTAGCACCGTGGACTCCTGCAGCAGGTGCTGCGCCTCGACGTAGCGCATGACCGACTCGCAGTAGGCGCGCAGCGCGTACTGGTCGACCTTGGCGATGACGCCTTCCGGCATCTCGCGCAGCACGTGCTGCCACACCTTGCGAGCGTAGGGCTTCATGTCGTCGGGTGCGCGCGGCTTGCCTTGGCGCGGCACCGGCGCCTCGTAGTTCACTCGGCTTGGCCGCGTCTCGCCCTTGGCGCGCTTCACACCAGGCGGCGCCGGCGTCGGGCCACGGCGGCCCATTACTGCCGCACCGACACTAATCCGGCCAAACTCGTCCGACCACGCGTGCACAAGAC